ATGTAGGTGTAGCATATAGCTTACCAGAACGTCTTTTTGCTTCCTTAGCGGCTAATAGGTCAAGATTGCTCTGTCTCCATAAATCTCTTATGGGGCGGAGACGCTCTTTATTATCTTGGTAATAGTCTGAAAAGTAAGAGCCTCTTTTCTCCTTTATAGCTTCATAATTATTTTTAACATAATTTTTAAGATACTCAGATTTTTTTAGCTTCTCTTCAGGACTCCTAGCTGCTAGTGACTCCTTTACACATAGTTTGCACCTATTACTAGAAAGCCTACCACGACGATTACCAGACATATATTGGTAAAATTCAGATGGTTGTTTCTTTGTATGACAGGTATTACACTTATATAATTTACTCACTTATTGTCTCCCATTTCGGTATACTATAAAGTACCCCTACGTATTTCTACTGATCGTTGAAGTTTCTACCACTTGGTAGCTTACCTGCGGATTATCTAATCTTATACTCTTTTACCATACCAACAGCGTTACCAGTTGCCACTATATGTATTACTACTATAGCTTGGTGTTATAAGCTCTAAAGATGTCCCCGTCAATTAAAGAGATTTTAATTAACCCACTTATTGAGTTAATGCCATAATTTTATACCTATTTTTCAAATAGTAGGACTCATACGTTCCTACAAGTATGAGTAGACTCTTATGTTCTACTCGTTAGTGAGAGTCACGTACCCTCGAACGTCTTACATACTACATACCAATCTTCTGACATCATATCATCAAAGTCAGGATAGAAAGGACTCTCATAGTCCTCAAAGTTAATAGTGAACAGTCCACCACGTCTCTCAGAGTTGACTAATATAATCTCCTTAAACTCTATAGGAGATGCAAATCTTAATACTGAATAACCATCTTTAAGCTTATCTAAAGCTTCCCCAAAGGATAACATTACATATCCCCTCTCAAAGCTTTAAGCTCAGCATTAGTAAGAGCAGCAAACTCTTTATCTGTATATGCAGATAGTGGTTTAGTTTTTAGAGTAGTTGATTCACCCTTAACACTTCCAGATTTAGGAGGCTGTCTATTAGACGCATCAGCAGCTACCTTACCAGCAGCACTCTTACGCTCACCACCTAAGCCTTTAGTTGATACAGTTTCACCATAGAAGGGTAAGATACGTGCTACTGCTTTCTTTAGTGCTTCAACCTTAGAGTCACCCTTAGCTATAAAGCCATTCATCAGGCTATTTGCTGTATCTACAGCTTCAGCATTATATGATTTATGATCTGGATTAAAGAAAGGGTGTTTCTCTTCTAAAATCTCTACAGTCTTAGAGAACTTCTCATTCTCAATTAGTGACTGAGTTTCACGTAATGCCGCCTCTGCTGCTACCTTAGACTCACCACGAATAGCGGCTAATAGTTCAGTAGTCCTAGCATTATCAATTTGAGATCTTAGTTTGGTAGCTTTAGCAATCTCACCTTCAATAATAAGATTAACATACTCTTCTTCTTTAGCTTCAAAAGGATACAGCTCTTTAAGAGGCTCTATAACCTTAGTAGTAGTATCTTTAGCAATCAGCTTACTTAACTGATCTTCTAACCAAGCATTACGCTCTCTACTAGCCTCTACTTGTTCCATTAGCTGAGTGAATCTGAGATCATCTTTAGAAGGCTCAACTTCCTCTTCTTCAACTTCTTCAACTTCTTCCTCTTCTTTATCTTCTTCTTCATCCTCTACTACATCACCTCTAAGGATTGCTAATTCTTCTTCTGTTAAGTCGTCAGTATATGTTGTCATAAATTATTGTATAGGTTGTCCCAGTTGCTCAGATTGTACAGGAGATGGTACTTGCTGAGGTTCTTTTTCTTCTTGTTCTTTAGTGAGAGTCTCTAGTAATGAGTCAATAAGTATTGCTAATGATGGATTATCTGAGATCATCTGAGCTACAGATGCCACTTTAGAAAGTGTCTCAGCAGCCTTTTCTTTAGCCTTAGCTTCTAAATCTTCAGAAGTAGCTTCTAGTTTAGATAACTCTGCCTCAGTACTACGTTGCTGTAAAGCTCTTTGTTCTTCAGTAGGTTCAGGACTGATCTTCTTAGCTATTTCATGCTTCCTAGATAAAGTACTCATAAGTACCATTTCATCATCAGGTATATTAACACCATACTTCTTCATCTCAATAGCTTGAGAGAATTGAGCATTCTGGAAAGTGATCTGAGTTGGTACATCTGCTACTACTACATCATACTTACCGATAGTCACATCGTTTATTAAACCTACAGTATCTTGTGCTTGTTTATTAATGGTAACAGGGGTAAGCTTACTGATACCCTCTGGGTTAGTTCCAGAGATCATGTAGGTACGTTCTTGTGTCAAGAATGTTTGTATTAGTTTAAGCAATCTTTCAGCAATCATATTACGAGTTCTGAATAGATTATCTATAGGTGCGGCTAACTGAATAGCTGCTTGATGAGATCTTGATTGGATAGCTACTCCAGATACTTCTGGACCTTTACCTCCTTGGAAAGTTTCACTTACTCCAGATATTAATCGTATTAACTCAATACCACTCCTATATAGTTCACTTAGACCTGTAGGCACTTGGTTGGGTTCAATCTTCTCTGGCTTTTGTCTTCCAGACTTATACTCCAATACTAGACCTGTTTGTGCCCCTATATCATCTAAATCTTCTACATCCATGTTGGATAAGGAGTTTTCCTCTATTAACCAGCCTGAGTTAGAGGTAGAGTTAACAGAGTGAAGTATTTGTGAGGATACTTTATTTATCCTTTCTTGAGTTTTTATTAAGTTATCAACTAGGCCTAATGTTACTCCTCGTCTAAAGTAAGGGAAGTAAGGTACTACAGTAAAGTGGTCATAAGGGCTCCAATCATCGAATAGTATGCAATCATGAGAGGTGACTGTCCACCTAATCCTCTTAACAACCTTCTTAATAACTTCTAAACCATTAGTCTTAGCATACCTCTTTACCTCTGAGGGCTTAGTACCTTCAGGGACTGGATAAGTATCTCCTGTCTGAGTGTTAAAGTAAAACTCCCTATTCTGAATCTTCCAATATTGTCTATCTATTAATCGTACATGAGGTATATCAGTTACATCAGCAAAGTATGGTGCATGACTATTCTGAGAGCCAAACTTATTCCTATCTTCCTCAAAAGAGCCTCTACCATAATCAGGTTGACCATAAGCCTCATATTGACTTCCTATTTTACGATAAACCTTCTCACCATATGTCTCTTTAATATCATCTAGAGTCATCCAGGATAGCAGCATTACATCTGCCCAATCATCTGGATCATAGGATTTAGAGTCTGGATCTGGGATGACATCTAAAGGATCTAGTACATCAATCTTAACATCACCATAGACGTTCTCATTGAAGTCCATCTTAATATTAAAGTAACCTCTTTGCTGGATTAAGCCATCAGAGAATACTTGAGACTCTTTCCAAGGGAATTTATTTTGATCTGTTAAGAACATTGCAATCTTAGAGAGTACATCAGATATATTCTGATCATCATCTTCTCTAGGCTTATAGGCTATATCCATTCTCGATTGAGTCTGATAACCTATCACAGTGTTAACAGTAGAGAAGATGATGTTCTCTTCTAACCAAGGCTTACCTTTCTCTTCTAAGGCAGCTTTCTCTTCTTCAGTCCATTGTAGGCCACACCCAATATAGAAGTTCTCACAAATCTTAGCCCGTTTCTGGTACTCTTGATGCCCTCTTCTTAAAGATGAAGAATACCTATCCCACTGTCTACGGATAATAGTGTTCTCTTCTGGTACTGTTTTATCAATCATTTGTTAGCCTGTATTTAAAGTTATTGTATCTTCCAATTCTTCTGAACCTTACTCTTAATCTCTTTTCTAATAAGATCACTTTTAAAAGCTTTAGTCTTTGGAAGAGATACACCAATTGCTAAATACCTGAAAGCATCGGCAGCATCACTGGCCCAGTCATGAAGCGGATGATCGGAGAAAGTTTGTTGTTTCTCATTCCACTCTTTCTTATAATTCTTAAGACTATCTAGACCCTCTTTACAGTGAGCCTTATCAAATCTACAATGAGGTAATATCATACGTACAGCATTAATCCCTTCTGAGATTGGTAACTTAGCTACTGTATTTAGACGTATACCTTTGAATAACTCTTCAGCTACCTCGTACCTAGTCCTACCAGATCCAAACTCTATATTACGCATATCCCACGGGAAGTTGATGTTAGCATATACATACCTTTTGGACTGTAAGTGTTTAGCGTAGTGATCTAAGCCTTTGTTAGTATTTTGGTAGAAGTCAATAACATTTATAACCTTACCCTCAGTTTGAACAAGCCAACAGGCAGTGCTATCACCTACACCAATATCAAAGTAAACATCAACTGGGCTAGATGGATCATGAGGTACTTTACAGACACTGCCTTGACTTATTAAATCTTCTATTTGTGGAAGGTAATAGTATCCATCAGCATTAGCTACCCAAGAGTTATAGAATTCTTGTTGTATCATCTCTTCAGACATACCAGAAGCTCTTTCCTCTTCAATAACATCATGACCTACATACCTGTTACCATTCTCATCTAGCGTTTGCTCTACATTTAAGTTCTGAACAAACCAGCTCTTATTATCTTTAACCCTCTCATATAGGTCATAGAAGTGGTTCTTACCATTAGGAGTACTGTTGAATATTGCCCATCCATTATTCTCAGCTAAGATAGGTCTTATGACATTCCATGCCTTTGGGTTCTGGAAAGCCATTTCTGAGAATACACAACCTACAGGATTACTACCACGAACCTTATCAAACTTATCAGTACCCATAATCTGAATAACAGAGCCATTAGTTAATGTTATCCGCATGTCCGTACTATTCTTAGATTGTATTAAGGGTTCAGGTATATGATCAAGGAATTTAAATCCAGAACCATCTATACCTTCCCAAATAACTCTTCGACCTTGAGCAAACTCTGGGAAGAAGTAATAATATGTACCCCTTCTCTTAAGAGACTCTCGTACCATTATATTAAACATGGTCTTATCTTTACCAGCTCTTCGATGATAGACCGCTATAGCTCTTTTATATCCAAGATCCATAGCAACCAGAAGCTCCCTTTGGTATATACGGGGAGTGAACATATAGGGTATAGTGATTACTTTACCATTAGGAACTTCCCCCTCTTGTTTAGTATTCATTATTTTTTAATCTCTTATGTAGAAATGAACCCCTTAGACTTATGATAGGTCTTTAGGGTTCAATATACTACTTTCTACGCTTGTCAACGGACCGGAGTGCTCCGATACCTAGTAAGGCTACTAACAGGCTTTCCTGCGTTATATGATCTACAGGGGGGAGTATTGTAGGTATTCCATTAAATATAAACCAACCATTAATTAAAGATATACCTATTCCTGAATAGAGAAGAGATATAGCAGAAACCATCATAGCTAGTGGTCGAGGCATCCACTTTAACCAATGCTCTTTCGAGACTTCTAACTCATTCATAACTTTATATATCCATGTGAAATAAGATAATAACCTAATGTGAGGATACCTATACCTACTATTCTGGCAGCACTTTTAAGTACCTTATTCCCAATGTAAATAGCTAATTCCTCCTGTATCTCCTTGCGTACTTCAGAGACAACTTCTTGTTTCTCTTGTTCAGTCATACTATAGTTCTCCTACTGTTATATGAAGAGTCCTTTTTAACTTCTCGACTCTTCCTGAGGACCTATTTATTAATATTGTGT